TTATTGCCGATTCAACAAAGACACATGGTGTTCGTTGGGCTGCTGATCCAGATGGGAATCTAATTCCAGACGGCAACGCTGAGTTTGGGATTACTAACTTCGTCGAGGGTTCATACTCAGCGGCTACACGTCCAGCGGGTACGTTCACGTCATCTAGCGGTTCTGGCACTTTTGCGATTACGGCAAGCACGTCAAGCCCATTATTTGGGAATACTTCATTCTTATTAACTAAATCCTCAGGCGCATCAAGACAAGGCAGAGCGATTGAGCGCACGATTTCTATCGATGCTGGTTATCGCACAAAGATGCTTAAAACGCGCATCGATTACACGATTGTGTCTGGATCATTCGTAGCTGGATCAAATGGCTCAAGCCCGACCGACTCAAGTTTAATTTGGTATGTCGGACAATATAACGGATCAACTTGGTCTTACACAGAGCCTAGCACGTTCAAAATGTTTTCTAACTCTACGACTAATTCAGATTTTGTTGAGGGTGAATTTCAAGTCAACTCAGACACCACGCAAATTAAATTAATCGGATTTATTTCAGAATCTGCAAATAGTGCTTGGGTTGTTAAGGCTGAGGTTGGGATTAAGCCGAGTACTTATGCGGCTGGCACGACGATAAGCGGATTAAATAACTGGACACCGACAGGTGGCTGGACGGGTGCTGTTTCTTATGCAGGCAAATGGAGACAAGTCGGCGATATTGCGGAATATCAAGTAACAGTTACGACTTCGGGTGCGCCGACCGGCACAGTTCTAACTATAAATCTACCCCCTGGCCATACAATTGACACGTCTAAATTAAATACCACAACTAGTGATGTAGTTCATGTTGGAACATCAAAAGTTTTAGATTCTGGCGTTCAAGAATACGGAATAGGTTACGTAAAATATACTTCTCCAACTTCGGTGACGGTAATGGCTTCGAATGCCTCAACTACATACTTAGCTTCAGCAAGTATGACCCCGACAGTTCCAATTACTTTTGGCGCAAGTGATAGCGTAGATATTCGATTCTCAGTTCCGATCGCAGGCTGGTCATCAAGCACTCAGCAATCTGATGGCTACGAATCTAGAAAAATTATTTTTGAAGCAAGGACAAATCCAGGTTCAATTGCAACCTCAGCGGCAACATACGTAACGCTGACATGGTCAACACCGACCGTTGATCACGTAGCGGGTTGGAATGGAACTGATACATATACTATTAAAACTGCTGATTGTTATGACATTCAGGTTTTAGCAAATCAAAACTCACCGGCGGCAGCATATATCGATGTGGCCTATAGAATTGATGGCGGCTCAGAAGTCCTCATTGGACGGGGAATGGGATCTGGCTCCGCAGGCGGCGTGGCCAATGGAACGGCGACTGTATGTTTAAATGCTGGCCAGACAGTACAGGCGCGGGCGCAAACAGAAGGCACCCAAGGCATTGGTTCACTTCGACGCTTTACAATTAAGAGAAGTGGTGGCGGGTCATATGTAACATCAGCGACTGATTTGGCATCCTTTAAAGGATACGTTTCTTCAAACCAAGTTCTTACTGGAGCAACAACTAACCTACCGCTTACCTCTATTAAAGATTCTCATGGTGTGTGGACTGGATCGACATATCCTGTACCTCACCAAGGTGATTACATGGTGTGTGCTGTTTTAATTAATAGCTCTGGCTCAGGTACGTATCATGTTTACGTTGATGCCGCACAACCAACTGGATTTGCGCTTTTTACAGCCGACACAACAACGTTTAAATCAGGATGTGTGATGGCTGTAGGATTGAGATCAGGGCAGGTAATATCACTAAGATCTAATTCAGGGGTGACAGCTTTGGGTGATACGGGATCTAGCGTCTCAATTTACAAGATTAAATAAAGGAGGCTCACCATGGACTTTAACAAATTTATAGAATGGGCACTTCAAGCATTGATAATCGGAATAGCCGCATATGGCGTCGGAGTACTTTCTAGTTTGAAAAATTCAGTGAATGAATTGAACGAAAAAATAGCAACGATAATTGAAAAAGTGACGTGGCATGAAAAATGGCTAGAGCGCCATGACGATGAAATTACAAATTTAAGAGACAAATAATAACCGCAATTAAGCGGTAACAAACAAGGAGGGCACTATGGGAATTTTAGAAAAATTAGAAGCTAAAAAACTATCAATTGAAGCTGAGTTTAACAGCAAGATCGAAGTTATTGAGGCAAACGCTGCACAACAAAAAGGTGAAGTTGAGTTGCTTAAATCATCACAACTTAATGAACTTGCTGAAATGGAAATTCAACTAGCGATTGATTTAAAAGCCGCTGAGGACAAAGGTTTTGATTTAGGCCTAGCACAAGCTGGCATTCCTGCGACTGACAAGATCTACACTGAGGCAGATTTACAAGCTGAAAAGGAATTAGTGGCTAAGCCTTTTTTGGCACAAGTCGCGCTCCTAGAGGGCAAAGTGGCAGAATTGCAGAGCGCAGTAGACTCAATTCCAGCAATGATCGCAGCTGAAGTTAAGACGGCAAAAGCTCAACTTCTAGAAAAAATCAAAGCGACTAAAGCCGATGATAATTCTCTAGTGGCTGAATTAGAAGCGGAAACAGCTGGGTAATGATTCACGTTGAGCATAAGACCTTAATCATTCGGGGCGGAGCAAGTTTTAATGTGTACGGTGATCCGTATGATTATTGCTTATCTGTTTTCATTGATGGGACTCATGCTCATATTTTCGGTCTTTGTGGGAAGTTTTCTCACAAGGACTATCAAGATGTTAAAAACGCGCTGATATCTTTAGGGATAACAAAAGCGCATTGGGAAAGAAAAAAAGGTTCTCTAACTAAATTAGTGGTTAAGGAAAACAAAAAATCTATTGCCGAATAAATATCGGCCTAGGAGCAAAAATGAAAATGAAAGAAACACAAGAAGCCGTTATCGGTTTACTTACAATCGCTAAAATCGTCGGCGATGTTTTAAAAGACGGTCCACAAATTTCTGATGCAGTAACTTTATTCGCAAAGCTACAAGAGCCAGAAATCAAAGCTAAAATTGATGCTGCTCTAGAAAACGTAAATTTAGTTCAAGGTGAAGTTGAGGCCGCAAAGCTTGGCGACTACTTAGAATTATTTGCTGCGATTTTGCCTGAGATCAAAGGCTTAATCGAGTCGGTACAAAAATAACATGAATTACATCAGCGCAATTATTCAATTCATGATCGCGCTTCCGAAGGTCTTTGAAATATTCAAGGGCCTTTGGGATTTGTACGAAAAGTCAAAGCGCGATGCTGAAGAAAAAAAGAGACTTGAGGCTATTGAAGAACTTAAAAAAGCGCAAACTGCTGAGGAGGTTCGACGTGCTAATCAAAGCATTACTCGGAATTTGCCTTAGTCTTGTTCTTCTATCGTGTGATGCAAGCTTGCCTCCAAAACCGGACGGATGGCACTGCACATACTTCGACAAAAAGTTCTACTGCGCAGAGATTAACAATCCAGACAACACAAAAGATTTTGATATCGATTCAGTTGAGATGGAAAAAGCTCAATGTCAACCGCTTGAAACATTTGAGCGCTATTCGGCATATGTCAGCGAGCTTAAAGAATTAGCAAGGAAAAGGTGTCAATAATGCCATCATTTTCAAAATCATCAGATGATAAACTAAACACTTGTCACCCATTGCTTCAAACTTTGTTCAGAGAAGTAGTTAAACATTACGACTGCACAATCATTTGCGGTCATCGCGGTGAGAAAGAACAAAACGAAGCTTTCGAAAAAGGATATTCAAAGCTTAAGTTTCCAAAGTCTAAGCATAACTCAATGCCTTCACGGGCGGTTGATGTTCTTCCGTATCCTTTTACAAATTGGAATGACAAGTTGAAATTTGTACATTTCGCCGGATATGTTCTTGCAACTGCCGATCGGCTTGGAATAAAAATTAGGTGCGGAATTGACTTCAATGAAGACCTAAAATTTAACAATGATTCATTTTTCGATGGTCCGCACTTTGAGTTAAAATGAGCGTATCAAAAAATTTAACAGGAATTTCTTTCAATAGAATTACTGTAGTAAGAAAATCACACAAAGGACCTAACGGTTGGCTTTGGGAGTGCGATTGCATATGCGGAAATAAGATGTATATGCTTCAATACGATATCCTAAAAAAGAAAACTATGTCGTGTGGTTGTTTTCAAAAAGAAAGACTTAGAGAAATTTTAGTTGAAAAAAACACTACCCATGGACTGTCTAAAACTCGCGAATATAAAATATGGCAAGGAATTAAAAAACGATGCCTTAATAAAAAATCTGAGTACTATTGTCATTACGGTGGCAGAGGCATAACTATCTGTGAAAAATGGTTAGATTTTGAGGTTTTTATAAAAGACATGGGATCTTGCCCAAAAGGATACTCAATAGACCGGATAAATAACGACGGCAATTACGAGCCTAAAAATTGCAGATGGGCTGAGAGATTAGTCCAGTCAAACAACAAAAGAAGCAATAGAATATTAGATTGTTTCGGTGAAAAGTTAACAATGAGTATGGCATCTGAAAAATACGGAATAGACTATAAAGTGTTGCACCGTAGACTCAAGCTTGGGTGGACTATTGAGAAGGCGCTTACGGCTAAAAAACAAAAAAATCAGTTTGGTTAGTCGACTAATCACCAAATACGCCTCGTAAACTGCCTTTTATGCGCATCAATCAAGGCTTTATATTCAGGCTTTTTAAGTAAAGCCGTGTGCATTTGTTGTTTTATCCCGACGTTTTTCATGGACAGATTAATGCTATTTTCTTTGAGTTGGATTTTCATGGCCTCGTACAATTCGCGTTCATCATTCGTGAGTTCTAAAGAGACCTCAACAACTGTTTTAATTCCTTTTTGCAGTTCCACGTTTACCCCATATTAAAATCCCAGTCCTTACCACGCTAGAAATTGCCAGAATCCATAATGCTAGTTCAATGCTTGTGTAAAAATTCATTTTCTCAGCCTTTCTAATTCTTCTTTCAGCTTGGCGATTTCAGATTGCAACAATTCATCACGCTTAGCCCATGTGTTATTAACTGTTTCAAGGTGTTCTCTATCGGATTTTAGATTAGCAAGCTCTTCACGCAGCTTCACGACTTCTTTATTTAATCTACTGTTTTCAAGTTCTACGTATGCAGGTGATTTTCGCTCTTTCTCCAACTCCAAATAAGCGCGGGCAAGGGTTTCAAATTGTCTATCAAATTCAAACAGCTGCTGGTAATTTCTTAAGCCATCACACTGTTTAATTATTCGCTCTGCGATTTCTTTCGGCGTAGTCATGCGTACTCCAATACACTTTTTAATGATTTTTCGGCTTTTTTATGCAAATTGCGGATTATAGTGCTCATGGTTAAACCTCATCCTTATAGCCATTAATCTCTTTAGATAACGCAGCCATTTCTAAGCGAATCAGGGCTAAGTAATATTCAATTTCAATTTTAATTAGCTCGGCTTCTATTGACCTAGTGTCATGTGCAGCAGCGATAACAGAAAGCTTCTCAATTAATTCTAAGTAATAGTTTACCATTGATGGAATACTCATATCTGTTGGCATTTATAGCCCCGATTCTTTGCAAAATTGCTCAAACCATCCTTCTAGGCCCAATCTATTCAGTACTATTTTAACATCAGCCCTAGTCACGCTCACAGCCATAGGGGGCATCGGCGGCGGGAGTTTTACAGCATAGTGCTCGTTTAACTTTAATTGCCAAAAATACAGCGGCCTAAATGAATCTGGAAATATATCTATTTGATTGCTAAGCTCTGCGCCAGGATTTTCTTCCAACAGCTTCACGGCTTCTGACAACTTTAATCCTGTTTTAATTTGTGCGTCTGTGCTCATAACTTCTTTCCTTTTAAAACTAACTCACACCATTTCTTTAACTTCTTTATTTCGGTAGTTCTGTCTGGACCACCTAGAAATTCACCATGCATACCGAACCAGATATAAGAATTTTTCAGCCCACCATCTGCATTTGGAACAAATTGAATTTCTAAATTGCCATCTTTCATTTTTTGTCTTTTATACTTCATCTCGTCCTCCAGTCGGTCATTTTAATATCCTTTCAGTTTAATTGAATATTCAAAGTCTTCCCAAGACCAATCATCGAAAGTTTCAGTATCATTGTCGTCATAGCGGACCATATCAAAAAAACCACCGTCTTCATCGCCATCGCAACTAATTCTAAGTTTCTCAAATTGCCAGTACATCTTTCCGGTTTTTTCATTTTTAACTTGAATTGCGACTAAGAAAACATCGCCGTCATAAACTTCATCTCTATTCAGTTCATGTTTTTTCCAAATTAGGTCTAGTGGTAGATTATCACTCATCGCCCCTCCCGTCGCTTGCAGGGTTTTTAATTTCAAACACTTTAGATATACACTTGCTACATACTGGCAGAGTTCCAACCGGCGTACGCATTCTAAATAACTTTTTCTTTTTATTACACTCTATGCATTTGTCTTGTTTAGACTTCATAGCTGCTCCGTTTTGATAAACTCAATATCGCGCCATTCTGTGCGGCCTGTTTTAAAATGCCACTCTTTTTCTTGGTCATATTCAAACTCAACCCATTCTTGTTGCAAAATCTTTTCAATCCAGCCTAGTTGTCCATCTTCGCTAGTCATGTTTCTTTTAACAAATCTAAGTCTGTTTGAGGGTTCATATACACTCACTTTCCACCATCCTTACTTTCGTCGGTTTGCAGGCTATCGCCAGTCTTCACAGGTTCAGACAAAGCTTCACGGGCAATTTTACCGCCAAGTGAGTAGCCGTTAGCGTGTTTAAATGAATCATTTCTTATTTGTTCACGACAACCGTCTGTACCTTCTATTTCTAACCAATTGTTTGCATCAGCATAAAATTCCAACGCCGCTCGCAACTTCGTATTCGCTTCGCTCAGCTTTTTGTTTTCATTACGCAATTCAGAGGCATATTGAATAATTTGAATTTCGTTTTGTTTACTTGTCACAATCTCAGCGTTAGCCGATTCAAGCTTTGTCTCAAGCAATTCAATTTGTGCTTTGGCTGCCTTTGTTTGAGCTATAATCAACTCATCTAACATTTTGCTATCTTCCATTGTTAGTCTCCTTTAACTTTGCAAGTTCTTGCTTTAATCGCTCGTTTTCAGCGTTAGCCGATTCGAGTCTCGCTTCGCAAGCCTGGTATGTTTTGATATCAACAAGAATCAGCAGCGGTTCGGTCTCATTGTAAAAACGGTAATCTTCAATTGAACGATACGTCTTAAGTTGATGCCCATCTGAACCTACATAATAAAACTTATTTTCCATCGCCTGGCTCCTTTTCATAAACGTTATGAAATATCGCAATAAATATTAACATTCCCATGGCTCCGCAAGTAGCACCAAAGAAAAACATAAAATCACTCATCGCCTGACTCCTTATTTATTTCTCGATATTCCCATACATCATCCACGCCAAAACCCCAAAAAATGTAGACTTTACATTCAATAGTTTCTAGCCAATAAGTTACGCCATTCCAAGATACTGGATGCCACGCAAACCATTTATGCCACTTACTAACTCGTTCTTTGTATTGAGCGCGGGTTTCATACTTCCATTTCACTTGCTCGTCTCCTTTTCAATCTCACCCGAAGCATCGGCAAGCTCCTTTGTTAATTTAATTTCAGGAATAATGCCGTGTTCGTCGTAGTAATTAAGAATAGTGTTGTAGTGCTGGTCATATTCTTCCGAGCTAATAATCAATCCTTCAGCGGCTTTATCAATGGTTTTTCTAATGGCTTCAGAAACTTCATTTGGTACGATAACTAATGACATTTATTTACCCTCCTTATTCATCTCACCCGAAGCATCGGCAAGCGTGGTTAAAAATTCTTCGGCTTTTTGGCCCAAGTCTACGCTTCCATTATTCCAAATAGTGGGCGTAAAAGTGTCGTTGTCATCCCAATTATCTTTATCAGCATAAAACTCTGCCATTTCTACAGCCTTATTAATGATAGTTAGCCATTTATCGGTCGCAGCTATATAACCATCTTTAAAAGGAACATCGTCACTAGAAAGCCACCCTGGAGCATACTGTTTAGCTAGCTCAGTTAGCTCTTTTTCTGACTCATCCCGCATTGCTTTTATTATTGGATTTTGGTTCATGGTTTATCCTGATAGTATATAATTGTTATTATTCCCGGATTGTAGTTTCCGTTTATACTATGAGATGGTTGAACAATTTTCGTTTCTATTTTAACTATGTTTTTATCTGCTATAAAGCTATTTACAATTTCTTCGTGAACGTCTAAGTCAACCAAGTCACTCATTATAAGTTTCGTTTTCATTTCTTCTCCCCTTCGCCTGACAAAATCTCGGCTATGGATTTTATAGCTTTATCATCGCTGTACCAATCATTAGATTCAAAAAAGCTATCAAGTCTTTCAGTAGCGCCATTTAAATGCCAGCCATTAACAGACATATTTTGGTGGTCTAATGTTTCAGCAATTTCATCTAGTTTTTTATTTGCCTTAACTAGTTCAGAAACCGCTACACTCAGGGCTTTGGTGGCTAAAGATAACTGTTCCGACATTAAACCATGCTGATATTTACAAGCAGAATGAAAGATGTCTGCATCTGATTTTGGTTGAATAGTTGGGTCGTTATTCTCAATAACTTTAGACTTCCAGTACTGGAAATATTCAGACGACTTTTTGCCAGATATTTCAATGGAATGTTGTTCATCAAATTGAGTGAGTTTTTCAATCCGGTCCAACTCTGCTTTAATCTGTGAAATTACTGAGGTCATGGTTTTACCTCACAACATCAAAAGGCAATCTGCCTTTGTCTGGAAATGTTTCGCACCACTTTTCGTAAGCAGAATCCATTTGTCTTCGCATGTCTGGTGCATTTTCTGAGTTATCAATTTCTACGAATACAAACTCACTATCTTTTACTGGTAAGTCGCCAAGACCAACATAAATACAGTTACCGTCTATGCCAATTTCTAATCGTCTCATATCACTTCTCCTTTTCAATTTGCGCTAGGAAGGATTTGTAGGATTCAAGTGCTTTTATATTAGAAGTCATGGTTTTTTGAGTCTGAGTTTCATCTCCATATTCGTGAACTCTTACACAGTGAAACTGCGACTGCTTAATTACCTCAGCCATCTCGTTCATCATTTTCAGCACTGGCGCGAGTTTTTCGTTTGCAGACTGTGCGACGCATGCTCTATAGTCGAACGTTTTGTTATAATCATTGAAAATTGAAGGCGGCAAAAGCGCAAAGTCTTCTGGCTTAAAATATTGTATCGGCTTAATCTCGCTCATTTAATACCTCTTTGAAATAGAATATATTTCCATTTTTCTTCTGTAGAATGTCCATTCCATGCCTTAGCTATTTTCGGTAGATTACCGACGTTGAAATCATCAGGAATGTGAAACGTGATTTTGCCGCCTTCAAGTGATAGAACTCTTAGCCAGCCAGGATAGTTGTTCTCGGTATCTTCGTAATAACCATCAGCATATTTAAGCGCTAAAACGTTGCGTTCCCAATATGCTAGGTCTTGAGTTTCTTCTGATGACATATCTTTATGCCAAGTTTTTATTTTCACATTTCACCTCGTTAAAAAAGTACTGCCAGGATCTGGATCTGTCGGGCAGCTTCGACTAAGTACACATAGCCAGCTTGCGAAGAGTTTTGTATATCGGCTTTTCACTCTCATTCAGAAGCGTCCCGAAAGACCGCCGACACTGATTACAAATTGTTAAAGCAGGACGATGATAGGACATAGCATCAGCGGTCCTTTCACAGACAAACGTCGTCAGCAACGCCGCTATCATCATCCCGCAAGTTTATTTATTCTTCTCTGTCGAAATCTTCTTTAAGAACATTGGTAATTTTAATTTCGTAATTTTCACTGTGTTCAAAATTATCCATAATATAATCGAATAAAATTCTCGGTGTTTCGGGGTCTTTAGTATCAAACCAAAGATCTCCATTTCCATGTTCTCCCAAAATAGAAATTACCTCGACGTATCCTTTTTTATTTTCCATACTCATTCCTTAAATCAGCGGCGCAAGTTTAAAACCTCAGCGGATACCATATGTAAACGCCGAAGATATATCCAAAAATCTAGTTCTGCCTTACGCCGCTTTAAATTATTTCTTTTAAATTATGTTTGGTTTTAAGTACAAATCTTCAAGCTGTTCTAGCGCATCTAAAATTTGCCCTACAGCGGCTTTTGAATACCCGGTTTTATCTTTCAACAAAATTAGAATCACATCTCTTTTTAAGCGAGACTGTTTAATTTGTTTCATGGCTTTAGATATATCAACTATAGCCTGAGCCATAATTTGAACTGGTATCGGTTTTGTTGGTTGTGTTACTGTAATTTCTTTTTTCATTAAATCCTCTTTTATCAGCGACGCGGATTCATTTTCTCACTACTCTGCACCATGCAGAAAGCGATTAGCTTAGCCGTTGTCCCCGCGCCGCTTTTGTTCATTTAATTAAATTTTTAATATGGCCTATGCTATCTTTAAGAACTCGCAGATCCGCTATTTCTTTTTCAAGGCCAAAAATAATACCGAGCAATTCTTGTTCGCTAGACGTACTTTTATTAAACAAGTCGGCGACTTCCATTTTACGAGTGAGTTTTTTGACTGTTTTTGTCATATCAATAGGAATCTCGTACAATTCCGGGTGAATACTGCCGAAGGTTGGATAGTTGCGCTGGTAGTACGACACAAATTTATCACTGACCAATTCTTTAAGCTGTTTCATTTGTTTTTCTGGTATCAAATTTACTTCACTCATTTCTATCCTCTATTGCCAACGGCCACGCTTGTTTCAACACCTACTAATTTAGGTTTACGTGACCGAAGGCGTTTAAATATTCTCAGAAGCACGTCACAGGGCCATAGGCAGGCCACAACACAAAAGCCAGTAAGCGCCATCAGCACAAGGCAAATAGCGAATCCGATTAGTTGTAGTGTTAGCCATGCGGCGTATGCGTATGAGTGCATCTAAAATTTTCTCCGTTAGACTTTTACCGCTTTTGGCGATTTTATATTCTCGAGATCATTTAATTCGTCCATACTTGCGCGTATGTGCGATTGAGTGTCTTTGATCTTTTGTAATTTGAGATTACATTTCGCAAGGTCATCAGCGATTTGTTTTCTTATTCGATCCTTGCAAGCCTTCAAAGTTCCAAACAGATTTTCACGCGAACATCCTTTAGAAAAATGAAACTCACGCTCGCATCCTTTTGCAGACCGAATCCTGAAATGCCTATGTGAATTGTCGACAGATATTACACGCCACGCATCTATCTTAACTTCACCTTCTTTATTGAAGTTATAGCCACTCGACCAATCGCCGAGATAGACAAGCGAATTCAAATTTATTTCCACCTCATCAACGGTCATCATTGGAACGTCTTTAATACTCATTTTCTTTCCCTTTGTTAGCCCCAGGCCATGTCTGCATATCCAAAAACGTTATTGTTTTGAATCATGACCTGGGGGTCTGTTATTTAGTTAGTTTCCAGCCGTCTTTCTTAGCGTTAATCGGCGCTGCGTATTCTTTTAACTCAACGCCAGATTTAGCGTTCTTAAGCTTGAATACTCGCTTTTGTTTCATCTTCGAGAATTCATAGTTACCCAGAAATTCTTTGCCTTTGTATTTTGATTTATGTGTCCAGTACATATTCACCTCTACGAATTCGTTCGCTGTTCTTGCAATTGAGCAGAACCGCCACGGCTAATTTGTTGATCTCTAATTGCTTTGCCTACCCACATGTAAGCTTCTTCTAATTTATTAAAAACTAGAGACTGTGCGCGACCTGCTGGAAGCGAGTTAGCCACATGAATTTCAAGCTCCTTAAACATTGACTTGAAAGCCTCTTGATTTGTTTGCGCGTGATCATCGTATTTTACGTAATCAAAACGTCCTGACATATTATTCCCCTTGTTGTGCCTTTCGGCGGTTAAATTCTTTCTTTCTTAATCGTCGGCACTCTGTCCTTAACGATGTTTTGTTTATATTTGTTTTGCATTTTTAGAATCATGTTTTTCACGCTCTCATAGTTCTGATCTCGGTGGCGTTTTTTCATCAGGCCAACGTAAATCAAGGCCTCAGTTATTTTCTTCACTTCATACTGATCGAACAGCGCATTGATCTTGATGTAGTGTGGAAAGTGCACGCGGATGTATTCTTCTTTGGATGTGCGGGTCATGTTAATTCCCAAATGGCGGACATGCTTGTGCGAATCTATGAGCTCGTTCTTTTGCTTTATCACCGCACACTGGACACCATGGATCTTTTTTAGATAGAATCACGCAAGTTTCTTTTGCGCTGACTAACTCATTCTCAAGCTCATGTATTTTTAGCCGTTGAGTTTCGATTCTGTCGTTAGCTTCTTGCAGTGATTTACGAGTCGCCTTGAGCATTTCGTTTTCATCGTCGTTCTTAGTTTCAGTAAACATCGTGGTTCGATGTAGTCCGTCTAGTGATGTCATTATTTCACTTCCGATCGATAGTATCGAATCGACTCTGTTATTATTTTCTTGTTCAGCTTGAATTCGCTTTCATCCCAAGTCGTAGTGCAGTCTTTGAGCTCAAATTTCTTTACTTCATCAAATGTGAACTTTCGACAACCCCATGACACTTGATTGTCTGCGATTGTGATGTGAAATTTCATACCGATGATATGCAGAGGGGTTTTCGAAGCGTCGCCGGACACCTGAGCGCCGCCGGACACCTGAGCGTCGCCGTACACCCGAGCGTTGCCGTACACCTGAGCGTTGCCGTACACCTGAGCGTTGCCGTACACCCGAGCGTCGCCGTACACCCGAGCGTCGCCGTACACCCGAGCGTTGCCGTACACCCGAGCGTTGCCGTACACCTGAGCGTTGCCGTACACCTGAGCGTTGCCGTACACCCAAGCGTCGCCGGACACGTCTAAGTGTTTTTCGCTTTCGATATAACCGCCGAGCTCACCTTCTCGTATCCCATAACGCTCAATTTTAGTTTTTGCTTTGATTCTAAAAACTTTCACGCCGAATACCGTGAGTTTAAAATCGGTTTGTATTAGTTCGTATTTTTCGTTTTTCATTTGGTCCCCTTTAATTGTTTCAATCTTTCTGAGTGAATATCCATGCGGCGGTCTTTGCCTTTAATTTCAACCATGACAGAGCATGCAATGATTCGAGAAAACACGCGTTCCCCGAATGTCTGTCTCATTTGCTCAAGCTTGCAGTTTGTAGAGAAGAAAGTTGGTAGATTGTTGTTTACTCGGTAGTCGAGAATTGAAATTAGTTTTTCAACGGCGTAGTCACTGAATTTGTGAGCCCCGAAATCGTCGATGAATAAATAATTATATTTTTGGATTTTCTCGATCTTTTTTAAAACTGATTCGTCCGCGCTGTATGAGTCTTTAAGCTGCTCAAGTAGCATCGATGCAGTATTCCAGTAGATGCTACCGTTTACAGCATAACCGTCGCTGGCTAGAGTGGAAGCAACGTGATTCAATATAGCCGTTAGCGCGTAAGTCTTTCCCGTACCAACCGGACCACAAATGCAGAATCCGAAATCCGAATACACACCCCAATTACTAAGCATTGCATAGATTTCTTCATTCTCAGACTTAAGACTTTCAATACTGGCAGCGTTTGCATTGCACGGAAGGTGTTTATTTTTTTCAAAAAAATAGTCGTAGCTGTCCCAGCATCGATCAATTAACTTTTCACGCTCTGCATCTTTTTTCTGCTTTTCGCTCTCAATTTTTGCGGCCTCAATTTGCTCGGGCGTCATTTTTTGCCAAAGTTTATTAAGAAATTCCGAAGCCTCGGTGTTTGTTATTGTTTCACTCATAGACCAAGCGCCTTTCGAGTTTCCTCGTCGGTCTGCTCAGACTGGTAGCCTTCGTTTAGTTTAGCTTGTGAAATGATTTTTCTATTGTCGTATGTGCCCTCGATAGCTTTTAGAGCTGTGTCGGGTTTTATCAAGAATTCAAAATCAGCTTTCCATCCCCGATCATTTTGTCCGTTACAAAATTGGCTATTAGCGATTCTTTTTATTATGTCCACCCATTCACCCTCGGAGTGTTCCGAAAATCGCGTGGCGGCCTTTTTGTTGCGATTAAGATTTGATTTAAATACTTTAGGCAACTGTCCAGAATGTTCATTCCAAAGCACTGCAAGCCGAGGTAACTCGACAAGAGTATTCTTTCTTTCTTTAATTCTTTTATTCTTTAATTCTTCATTATGTGGGACTGAATTGGGATACATTTGGGACGCAGTTGGGATGCAATTGGGATCTATTTGGGAATCCTCTGCGTCTTGTCCTTGATATCTCTCGTAATTATTGATTTTTAAAAATACGCCGCCGAAAGATCTTTCAACAAAAACTGTCTTTCTCAACGCTAAATAATTCAAATGTCGTAAAACGGTTTTTCGGTCACATTCGCCGAGTTCGGATAGCTCTAAAAGTGAGGTGATTATCTCGCCGCGTTCGAGCGTTCTTGGTTGACCATTCCACTCGACAGTTGATGGTTGAATATTGGCCATGGCGATGATTGCACAAAACAAACCGCCACGAGTGTAATTAGAATTGATGTCCCCAAGGGCAGCTTTTCGATGAAGCTTAACCCAGCCGTTTAAATGCCTAGCCACGGAACACCTCAAGTGGTGTCACAGTGGTGTCACTAACCCCGTATTTAGCACTATTTTCTAGACTTTCGTCTTTTTGAGTATTTCTAAGATTAACTTTGTAAGTAGTTGATTTTGTTAAAGATGGTGCCCCGGGCCAGAATCGAACTGGCACGCCCGTTTGACCGAAGCCCAGGATTTTAAGTGTTGATACCGATTTACTTATGCATTTAATATCATTAATGAATTCCGTTTTCATTTCTTCCCCATGGTGTCACAGTGGTGTCACTAAACTGTGCGTTTTACTCCAAATTTCACGATTTCCCCGAAGCCTTTTAATCTCTCACCTGATAGCTCAGAATAGATATCCGTTGTCGAACTTGATGCGTGTCCTAAGATTGCTTGCAATGCTTTTATGTTGCCTGAGTTTTCAGCAAATGATCTACCATAAGTGTGCCTTAGTCCGTGAACATGAGTTCGAACGCCGGACTTCTCTGAAACCTCAATGATTAAATCATAGAACTGTCTTGGCCCCATAAAGCGGCCTGTAAAATCCTGAAATACGAATCCAGGTTTTGAGACCTCTTTCCAAGACTTAAGAATCTCGTTCAAATCATCAGAATAGGGCACTATGCGCGTTTCTTTCGTCCCGCCCTTAGTTCCATCCTCTATTTTCATTGTCGTCTGTATGAGGCGTTTAGACACGTTTATGATTTGGCGTTTAAAATCGATATCATCCCATGTTAACGCCAAGACTTCAGACTTCCTAAGTCCGGCCATAATCACGATAGAACATGCTGTTAAATGAAGCTGGCTTAGTTCCTTAGCAGATTTTAAAAACTTGATACACTCGTCGGTCGACGCAATATGAACCGGCTTGGCTTGCCCTACCCGCTTCTCATCAAACTTAATTCCGGTCACTGGGTTAAATCTAATTAGATCGCCGTTAAAAGCATCAGAGAACATTTTTGAAAGTAACGCTTTAACTCTCGTACGAGTCGCTATCGATTTATTTTCTTCCTCGGTGATCTTTAAAAGAAGTGTTTTAATTTCCCTTGGATCAATTTTTGAAATTATGATTTCAGATAAATAAGGCAGAATATAGTCTCGAAGTCTTTGCTCATCAGCTTGCCAAGTCGCTGGACCGTAATTTTTAATGCGCTTTTTCATCCAGTCGCGTGCGAAGTCGATAAACTTAAGCCCATCGTTAGGCCGATTCGGAACCATCAGGCCATTTGACGAAAATTGTTTCTTGACCTTCATTTGGTCATACCATGAGTCAGCGTCACTCTTTTTCTTAAATCGAGGTGACGGGACTATGTCGTTTCCAACTCTAATAAATCTGCGGTAGGTTTTCTGTGGCGGCATTATTTATTTTTCATTTCTCGTTCTAAAAAGTCTGCAATATATTCCGGCGTCGTGAAATATCGGCCTTTAATCTTAATGAACTTTAAGTCACCGTTTAGACGATATTCTCGAATAGTAGATTTACACCTACGAAGAAACTCGCCTGCCTCTTTTGGTGTCATCAAATCCGGCAAGTCCTCAGACTTAGTGATAGTCATCTGCTCAAACTTGTGAAGCTTGCGAACACTTGAGTTGGTTGACTTCTCACTTGGAGCATCCAGCCAGTTTTTATCAATTTGTACTTTGCGTGCGTTCATACGTTCCCCAAAAAATTAATCATAAAGGACGAAAATACAAAAAGTATGCAAATCGTGTCGAAGTGATGTTGTTTCATTTCCTATCCTTGACCGTTATTTATAGCCCATGAGAAATTATCTAAAGATTGTTGGAATTTCTCCATTTCTAAATCAGCAATACGGTCTTTAATTTTCTTCTCGTCTTCCGCGTTAAACCAAACTCTCCAGTGTGAATTTCCATACATACTAGACTCAAAATAAAGATGCATTTTTTTGTTGCTAACAGTATGAACGAGATCTTGTCCAATCGAGTTTTTTATTGCTTCGCCAATACTTTTCGATAGATCGTTAAATTTATAGTCTGACCTTTTTAAAAGGTTTCCGTTAAATGCAGGATTTCTGTCCTCAAGTTTTTTCTTCAAAGCGGCAATTTCTTTTTGCTGATCTAAGATGATTTCATCTTTTGCAATCTCTTCTTTTGTTTTTTGCATAACTACCCAACCTTGCTTTCTTGCGCAGATAAACGCTTCCATTGATCACCGAAAGAGATACCTACCATTTCAAGCATAGTATCCATATCGGATATAAATTGAGGGATCATTTCATCGAATTTCTTTTGATATTCAGAATCACGCTCTACCGTAATTGCCTTAAATGGAGTGACATTCATTCTTGGATCAAACTGCGCGAAATCTGCAACGTCAGCGCCCGTCACGCGCATTTGAAATTGATACTGCCACATGTATTCAGCTTTGATTTTGTCCTCAACTACAAACTTAATGTAATTTGTTGGATTGTATGGGCACTTTATTTCGATTATTTTATTAGAGCCTTTGATAAAGCCGTCAAGTGATGCGCCTTCTCGAAATGTATCATCTTTAAAAATAAATCCGACGCTTTCAATTTCGCAATCATTTTGAAATTCATAAGAAGCTCTAGCCGCTGCTTCATGCATCTTTCCCCAGTCTAGGTATTTCGAATTGATTTCCTCAACAAAACCAGTCGCAACTTCTGAAACCAACTGACACATATAAGTGTTTCGAGTTTCAGTGCCAAGCTTTGCAACGGCTTTGTGGACTTCGCTAGCGGTGATCACGCCTAATCGTGCTTGAAGCCATGCAAGTGAACCCTGCTCTGCTTTAATAATATCAACGCCGAATTTATCTTGAAATGACTTAATTTGTTGTTCTAAATTATTTAGTGTTTTCATCTTTTACCTCATTTTTTGGTTTTGCTTTTAGCCATGAATAAAGCTGGATTAATACTTGCTCGACTTCTTTTTTAGAAAGATCCTCGACCGATTCAATGGTTCTTTTGTTTACCGTGCATAAATATGCAATGAATTTTGACTCGTCTTTATTTAAAGAATTAAGCAAATTTCTAATCTCTTGAAACTTCTCAGTTAGCTCATTTACTTTAGGAGCCTCAATCATCGGCGGCGTCACATCAATAGCGTCAACTTCATCTTGTGCAGCAATGGCCGTTTCAAAGCGACCGCCGTTAGTCATCGGCCATGCTTTAGAGGCTCTGCGAATCACGGTCTTTTTAATCATCTCGCCCTCATCAGAAACCCAAGGGCACGACTTAGTTTTGCCGTCCATATAGGCTTTATAGGCTTGTGTTCTGTCTCTGATTGCGTAGATTTCATCAATGGTCATAGTCTCAACTAAAAACTTATTTCCGGTCAATTCAGCCACGCAATAAGCGCCTCGAACATCGCCCCTGTCCGAAGCAAATGGATCACGCTCATGCATTGGCTCTTGGCCTCGACCGCGCAATGCAAACTTATCTTTTTCGTAGACAATTTCAGCTTGAACATAAAGAACAGCGCCCGCGTCCATTGCTAAATGAGAAAGACCCTTGTAGCCAAAATCAAGACAAACCTTTTTATCGCGTGGAACCAAGTAAGCGTGTTTAAGGGCCGGATTTAAAGACAATCCAACCGATGCGATATTGTGAACTGCATTTAAAAGTGAATCAGGATTTTCAGCCGCAGTTTTGGCTAGGAAATCATTCGCTCTTAGAGCCTGCAAAGCGAAATGCGCTTCCTGCTCAAAGTTCACGGCTTTATGAGATTTCGCAAGATCAACAAACTTTTTAGATTGCGACATGATAAGAGATTCGGATTTCTGAAAAAGAGAAATATTGCTCACGATGCCACCTCTTCAAAATATGGTTCTTCTTTATGTTCAAATCTCTTTAAAATTAAATCATTACCGTTGTACTTGTCGTAAAGTTCACGGGCTCTTTTCTTGTCCAAAACCTCAACCCAGTTATCATCTACGTTTTCAAAAAGCTGGAAATCAGTAACAACCAAAACCAAACCGATGATTTTGTAATCAACATCGATTGACACGTTTTGCTCATTGTCTTGAAGGTCTGAAATGCGGCCCATGTTTAGTCCTTTTCAGGCATGACGAAGCCATGACCAATGTTGGCCCTGATTTCGCAGCTAGTGTTTTGTGTTGATCTTTAATTCTATCGAAAGCCCGGTTGCCGCCAGGATTTCTGTGGAATTAAGAAGCTTTGATAAAGAGATCGTCCTCTCTTATTCTTAAGCATTTACATAATCTCTTAATCGTCCGTCTAGATAGCTTGCTTGGATACCTACCAGCCCTAAGCTTCTCTAGAGTGGATATACCGATGCCACCTTCAATGGAGGCTTCGGCAAGCCCTATTTCTTCTATCTTTTTTCTAATCAAGTCTTTGTTAATCTCAGAACTCATATAACCACAATACATGGTTTACCATTAAAATGCAAGTATTTTTAATGTTTAACCATATTTATTTATGGGTTTAACCATAATAGGCTGTAACTAATGGATATCTTTAAAATAAATGGAAATTTCGTTTTAGAATTAAGAGATCAGCTTAAGTGGACAAGGGAGAAACTAAGCGAAGAGTCAGGGGTTCCCGTAGGAACACTGCAAGACATTGAGAATGGAAAATCAAAAGATCCAGGCATTGAAAATATCAAAAAACTATTAAAAGCGTTGCCTAACTTTACCCAATATCAAAAAAAGAGTGAATTAATCGGCGAAATCGTTTTGGCCCTTTCCGCCTTGGATTATGACCAACTTAGGTCTGTCGCGGAAAGCATCGACAGCCTTCCTCCGCCCTCTAGCCTTGATTCTAAGGCAACAACCACAGACTAAATCCTCATTTTTTACTAACTCGTGAAAAAACGCCATAAGCGACTTTTTCAATACCTTTACCCGGTCCATATCAATTA